AACAGAAACACCTGCTACACCTGAAGAGCCTGTAGTTACTAAAAGTTCATTAGAAATTTAATATGGAAGTATTATTCATATGTGCATTGCCGGATGAATCAAATGGAGAAACTACTCTGTTTGGTTCACCGATAATTCATACTGGAGTTGGTAAGATAAATGCAGGATATAAAACTGCTATGGCTATCCAACAATATAAACCTAAATTTGTATGTAATTTTGGAAGCTGTGGTTCATTCCAATTAGAAAAAGGAACATTAGTAACTGTAAAAGAAGTATTCAATGGTGATATGGACGCTGAACCATTTGTTAGGTATTCAGTTACACCATTTGAAGAAGATGGAGGTTCGTTTCCTGTAATGGATATGGGAGTTAAATGCTTCACAACTGAAACATTCATAACAAAAGATAAAATTAAATCTTTCCCTCTTCAAAAGTTGGAATTATTAAATAATTGTAGTATCTTTGAGATGGAATTATACTCAATCACTAGAGTTTGTAGAGAGTTTAAGATACCTATCACTTCTTATAAATGGGTAAGTGATGATGGTGGAACGGAAGACTGGATGGAAAATTGTAGAATTGGGTATGAACAATTTAAACAAAAATTTTATAACACTTATATCAAAAGCTAATGGCTAAGACATTATTTGACCATTTAAACGCTATATCAAAAGACCAAAAGCCTGATTACTTTAAGGATTTATCTGAAGAAGATAAGAAAACTTGGAGTAATTATATGATTCATAGATTTCTTTCTATGAACTATGATTTTGTGGATATGATTGCTCAATTACAACCATTAACCCAAACTTTAGAACCGGAATTATTTTATAAATTATTAATTGGTGTAATCCCACCCGGCAGATATTACTTTAGATATATCAAAGGTAAAGCAGAAGAAACTTCTGATGAACAAATAGTAGGATTACTTCAACAGGAATACAATTGTTCTAAATCAACTGCTATAGATTATTATCATATTTTAACTTGTATCAAAGAAGGAGAAGAATATAAAAAATACTTAAAGGATAAGTATGGGATTAAAGGTAAGGAAAAATTACCTAAGACGGAGAAAGTTAAAAAAACTAAAAAGTAATAAATGGGAAGAGTTTCGTTTTCACAATATTCAATGTGGACAACCTGTCCGCAACAATACAAACTAAATTATATAGATAAGTTATCTATATCAAATGCAAATATACATTTGATATTTGGTACTGCTATGCATGAAACTCTACAACACTTTTTAGATATAATGTATAATGCAACTAAAACCGCTGCTATGACATTGGATTTAGATGAGTTATTAGGAAAGAGATTAGTTGAAAATTTCAACAAAGAAAAAGAGAAATTAGGTGAAGGGGAATTTCCTTGCACAAAAGAAGAGTTAGAAGAATTTTACGGAGATGGTAGAAAGATAATTCATTATTTTAAAACTAAATTAGGAAGTTTCTTTAATAAGAAGGGATTTGAATTGGTTGCAATTGAATTACCTCTTAATATGAAAATTAAAGAGAATGTAAACTTCATAGGATTTGTTGATGTTATTATCAGAGAGATATCAGATAAATCAGTTACAATTATAGATTTCAAAACATCAACTGCAGGTTGGAGTAAATATCAGAAATCAGACCCAATTAAGAACGCACAGATTCTTATCTACAAAAAATTCTATGCTGAAAAGTATAACATAAGTGAAGACAAAGTTAAAGTAGAATTTCATATCTTAAAAAGAAAAGTTAAAGAGGATGCTGATTATCCAATTCCTCGTATTTCAAAGCATGTGCCAGCAAGTGGCAAGCCATCTGTAAATAAAGCATGGAATGGATTTATGGAATTCGTAAACACTGTTTTTGATGAAGATGGAAACTATAGAGATATAGATTACCCAACTAAAAAAGGAACATCTTGTAATTGGTGTGAGTTCAAAGAAAGAAAACTTTGCCCACTCTATAAAGATTAAAAAAATATCCAAAAAACTTATCGTTTTATTAAAAATACATATATATATCTATATATACAAATACAAAACGATATGGACGTAAAATTAACAAGTGTGAAAATCCTTAGAGATTTGTATTCTTCATTTAAGAGAACTACATTAGATGATAAGATGAGTTTACAAAAATTAGTTAACCGCTCACTTACACTTTATGTAGAAGACCCAATTTTCAAACAGAAGATTGACTCATTCGGAGAATTACAAATATCAGGTTCACAATTTTAAAAAGAGATTATTAATAAGTTATGGCGAACAAAAGAAAGACAATCTTACTTTTATCAGATGATTTAAGAATGCATAGTGGTATAGCCACCATGTCAAAAGAATTAGTATTAGGTAGTTTACATAAATACGATTGGATTCAAGTTGGAGCCGCAATCAATCATCCTGAGCAAGGAAAGATTGTTGATGTATCTGAGGATGCAAGAAGAGTTGCGGGCTTAACAGAAGGTAATGTAACTATTTATCCATATAGTGGATATGGAGATTACAACATTGTTAAACAACTAATAGATAAGCACAATCCTGATGCTATCTTACACTTTACAGACCCGAGATATTGGATTTGGTTATATGATATCGAACATGAAATCAGACAAACTACACCAATATTTTTCTATCACATTTGGGATGATTTACCAGACCCTCATTATAACAGAGATTACTATGAAAGTTGTGATTGGATTGGATGTATTTCAAAGCAAACTTATGGTATCACTAAAAGAGTTGGTAAATTAGAAAATGGGAAAACCTGGGTTCCTAGAGAAGACTGGCAAGTATCATATGTACCACATGGTGTATCCAATTTATATAAACCATTAGAAGAATCACAAATTGATAAAGTTTTTGCTACTCAATTGTTTGAAGGAAAGGAATATGATTTTGTATTCCATTGGTCAAACAGAAACATTCGTAGAAAACAACCATCAGATGTAATTTGGGCATATAAAGTTTTTTGTGATACATTAACCGCTGAGCAAAAAGATAAAGTATTATTATTAATGCATACTCAGCCAGTAGATGAAAACGGAACAGATTTACCTGCCGTTATCCAAAGATTAGCACCTGATTGTAATATTAAATTTTCAACAGGAAAATTAAACACAGAACAACTTAATCAAGTTTTAAATGTATCGGATGTATCGATAAATATCTGCGGTAATGAAGGATTTGGATTAGGAACTGCTGAAGCTGTAATGGCCGGTACACCAATCATTGTATTAACAACAGGTGGATTACAAGACCAATGTGGTTTCCGTTGGAAAGATAGTGGAGAATTGGTAACTGCCGAAGATTATGTTAAAATTGGTTCACTTCACAATTGGAGAGATTCGCAGGATAAGGTAACATTTGGAGAATGGGTTAAACCATTATGGGCTAAGGCACAGACAATGACAGGTTCAGTGCCTACTCCATATATCATTGATGATAAGATTGATATTCAGGATTTAGCAGATGCAATGAGATATTGGTATGATATTCCAAAGGAAGAACGAAAGAAAAGAGGATTAATCGGACATGAATTCTTTAAAGGGCCAAATGGATACCACGCACAAAGAATGTGTGATACATTGATAGAAGGAATGGAAGGAGCATTTGAAAAATGGAAACCTAGAAAAAGATTTGATTTATTTAAAATAAAAGAATAATATGGGAAAGCAATTAGAATTATTTCCAAAAGATGAATTCGATATATTTGAAACTTGTATTCAATGTGGAGTAGAAACTACTACATTAAAAACTACACATATAGATTTCAGAATTGGATATGTTGAAGGAGCTGGACAATTATGTAGAGAATGTTATATGGGTAGTAGTAGAAACCTAATAACAATAGATGAAAGAACAATTTTAGATACACCAAACAATGAAGAATTGGGTGCAAAAGTAAGAAGAAGATATTATGAAAGTAAAGATTAAAAAGATACATCCGAATGCAACTATCCCATCTTATGCAAAGAGTGGAGATGCAGGAATGGATTTAGTTGCAACATCGGTTATAGGTGAAACATTAGGTTCAATCACATATGGATTAGGTATTGCATTAGAAATACCTGAAGGATTTGTAGGATTAGTATTTCCTCGTTCTTCTATCAGAAAAACAAATTTACAATTAAGTAATTCAGTTGGTGTGATTGATAGCGGGTATAGAGGAGAATTACAGGCTACATTTAATAAAATACAAGGAATAGATAATGTAGAAAGAGAAAATTATAAAGTTGGTGATAGAGTTTGCCAGATTATGATTATCCCACATCCAACAATTGAATTTAACGAAGTAAATGAATTATCTAATACCGAAAGAGGCGAAGGCGGATTCGGTTCAACAGGAAAATAAAGTTATGACACAAAAACCATTATTAGTTTTTCAGGCTCCAGTATCTACGAGAAGTGGGTATGGAGACCATAGTAGAGACCTTTTAAAATCTTTTAAAGATTTAGATTTATATGATATTAAGGTAGTATCAACAAAGTGGGGGAACTGCCCAATGGACCAATTAAATCCGGAAAATGAATTTCATAAATGGATTAACACCAATACCGTTACATCAATAGATAGAGAAATTGATGTATATGTACAGGTAACAGTTCCAAATGAATTTCAGAGAATGGGTAAATTTAATATTGGTATAACTGCTGGTATTGAAACTAACTTAGTAGCTAAAGATTGGATAGAAGGTTGTAATAGAATGGATTTGATTATTACAACATCAGAGCATTCTAAAAATGGAATAGCTGGAACTATCTATCATGAAAAAGATAAACAAACACAACAAACTGTAGCTGAACATAAGTTAACTAAACCAATTGAAGTTCTGTTTGAGGGGTGTGATTATCATAAGACAGGTGGGTTGGAATTATTAGACCAAATCGAAGAAGATTTTATTTTCTTATTTGTAGGGCATTGGTTACCTGGAGGATTATATCACGATAGAAAAGATAACGGAGGATTAATCCAAACATTCTTATCTGCATTTGCTAGAAGTAAAGGAAAGAAACCGGCATTAGTTATGAAAACTTCTTCTGCTGGGTTTTCGGTAAGAGATAGAGAAGAAATGAGAAGAAAGATTGAAGATGCGAGTTCTAAAGTAAATGGTTCAGCACCTATTTATTTATTGCATGGAGATTTGAGTGAAGAAGATATGTGGAAGTTATATAATCATCCAAAAGTAAAAGCATCGGTATCGTTTACTCATGGAGAAGGATATGGTAGACCTCTTTTAGAATTCAGTTTGACAGGTAAACCTGTAGTAGTTTCTAAATGGAGTGGTCACTTAGATTTCTTAGATGAAAAAGGAGCAGTTTTGTTAGAAGGCCAATTGAGAAATGTAGATGAAAGTGCAGCAAACCAATTCTTATTAAAAGATACTCAATGGTTTTATGTAAATTATAGTAATGCAGCGGTTAAGATGCTTGATATTTATAAGAACTATGATAAGTATTCAGCTGAATCTAAAAAATTAGGAGAAAGAAATAGAACAAAATTTAGTATTAATTCTATGACTGAATCTCTAAGAAAAATAGCTAATAATCATATTAAGGTTGCACAAAAAATTGATTTAATACTACCTGATTAATGCCAAATAGTAGAATTTTTACACCACAATGGGATAACATTATAAGTGATAGAAAAACTATTGCGCATGGATTAATGAAACCGGGTAACTTTTACAAAGTTATAGTGTACAAATACGCTGCGGATGGCAAAACTAGAACATTATCTGGATTGAGTACATCTTATATATTCTTATTAGGAAAGTATATAGATAAACAAGTTAGATTTCCTGCTATAAAACTAAAGCATGTAAATCCAGAACAATTCTTTACTGCACTCAAAATACTTATGGGGCCGGTTAACGAAGAAAAAATTAATGAGTTGGAAGAATTTAGATTTTTATTAAGAAAATTTCAGGCAGATGGAGCTCCTATATTTAATGTTTTAAAAACTAAACCATTGATATACGAAGGTAACTATAGGGAGTATAAAATGACATCAATTAAAAGTGTAGAAATTCTAAACATAGATAAGGAATATTTAAGAGATAAATTTTTACCATCATCAAATCCTTCCGAAAAAGAAAAAGAAAGGAGAGAAACATTAAAAGATTCGGATACTCCTAAAACAGAAGTTAAACCTCTGAAAAATTTAAAAGATTCGAATACTTCTAAAAAAGAAGTGGCATCTTCAAAAAATCTAAGTGAATAATAAAGTTTATGAAAATAAGTTACGCAATAACAGTTTGTAATGAACTGAAAGAAATTACAGAATTAACCAACTTCCTTCAAAGTAGAATTGAAGAGGAAGATGAGATTATAATTCAATACGATACAAATGGTGTTACAAAAGAGGTATCAGACTTCCTAACTATCTTTGGTGAAATAAACAAACAAACTAAGATAGTATCATTTCCTCTTAACAAAGATTTCGCAACATTTAAAAACAATCTTAAAAAGAATTGTAGTGGAGATTATATTTTCCAAATTGATGCGGATGAAATACCAACCGAATACTTAATGCAAAATCTTAAAACAATTTTGGAAAGTAATAATGTTGATATAGTGTTTGTTCCGAGAGTTAATACGGTAAACGGATTAACTGAGGCACACATTCAGGGTTGGGGATGGAGAGTGAATGAAAAAGGATGGGTTAACTTTCCTGATTACCAAACGAGAAAATTAGTGGTTATAACACCTTTGCTAATTTTCCTGCAGAAGAAAGGTTCTCATTATACCACCACAAACAAATCGAAAGACAAGAAAAGCAAAACAATTTTTACAATAATATATGAAAAAGAAAAGAGCACTAATCACCGGTATTAACGGAATGGATGGGTCACATTTAGCGGATTTCCTTTTAGAAAGAGGAGATTACGA